CCAGACACTTAGGCCTAAAACGCCAGTCTTATCATATGCTAATCTAGCAAGGTTGACGCCATGGGCGACGGCGTCACCTTAATGCGCAACGTCTTGAAACGTCATGGAAAACGGCGATTCCGTTGCACGGGGTTAGCCCGGCCCACCCGCCTCGCCAACCCGCAACAGCTTTTCCACCGAGGCGGCCGTCACCAAGGGGCGCGAGCCAGGAATCTTCACCCGTTGCAGGACGCCCCGATTCATCCAACGCCAAATCGTCGTGCGGTCGCGGCCGGTCATCTCGGCGACTTCGCGCATCGTATAGGTGACGCGTCTCGTCGTCGGGGCTTTCATGCCGACCTCGCAAATTCGCCGTGAAGTTCTCGGGCGGCGCGCACATAGACAGCATGGGCCTCTTGGGGGGTGGCGAAGGTGCCTAGATGTTTAAGCTCGCCTTCAATCATGATTTGAGCGGCGAACCCTTTCCAGTTAGGCGACACACCTTTGAAGCCTGAACGATTCGTAGTTCTGCGCTTGGTGTTGAACGCGTTTTGGGAGTGGGTGGCGAGGCGCAAGTTGCTAGGTCGATTGTTCGCCGGATTGTCGTCGACGTGATCGACTTCATCGTCCACTGACGGTAGTGCGCCCGTCGCCAGTGCGAAGATCACTCGGTGCGCCCGAAACCTCTTGCCGTCGATCGAGACAAGCACGTAGCCATCGGGCCTTGTTCTGGTTCCGGCCGGTTTGCCGCAATACTGTTTATTCCAACTGCGCCAATGCCGAAGATCGGTGCGCCAGCGCCAAAAAAGGATGCCGCTTTCTTCGTCCAATCGAAAGAGTTCGTGCAAACGATTGAGAGGCGGAAGGGGTCGGATCATGGCAAAAAACTTGGGTCGCTATCCGACCCGCCGGTCGCGTCGGCCATGCCGCGCAACAGCTCATAGACCTGGCGGGTGATCGTCGCGTCGGGGCGTGAGCAGACCCGCCGGCCGAGCCGTAGGCGATGGCGCGCGACCGTCTCGATCGCATCGGCCAAGGCCGCGTCGAGAAGCCGCTGGCGCTCCTCCTCGATGCTCGGATTATGGCGCTCGACAGGCCGCTCGGCCAGGACTTGAGCGACCGCCTGGCGGCCTATGTCCTCGGCCGCTTCGTCCAGCTCGGCGATGTCGGCCCGACGCATGGCCTCGCGCAGTCTCAAGCTCGCAACCTCGTTCATAGCCCGTACTCCCTGGCGATCCGTGGTTTGCCGAACGCCACCTTGAGCGGCGCCTTGCGCTCGCGACGCTTGCAGATGGCGATCGCCCCGACGTCCTCGCGCGTCTTGGCCGGATGACAAACCGCCTTGCACAAGAGCTGACCGTCGGCGGCGACGAGCTTGCGCAGCTTGTCGGCCTCGGGCCGCATGCGCTCGGCGATGACGTGGTCGATTTCGAAATAGCGGCGCGACTTGCACCACACGCCGCAGCGCTCGCAGCGGACCCGGCCGCCCTCATCGGTCGCCCGCGCTTCGATCGCCAGTTTGAGGGCGAGAGGAAAGACCCGATAGGCGTTCATCATGGCGGCGCGAGCTGGCGTTGCGGCGCGGGAAGCCGGCGCGCCTCGTCAAAGTCGACCTGGCGGTGGTCGCCCTCGGCGAGGATGAGCGTAACCAGGTCCGCCATATCGGCCTTGTCGAGTTCGCTCGATCGATAGCCGAGCGCCACGATGCTTTCGCCGTCGAGGCTCGGGACAAACTCGATTTCCTTGCCGAGCGCGTTCATGAAAATCGCCTTCCAAGTCTCGGCGTCGTACTTGCGGCCGAAGTGCTCGACCTGGTCAGAGAACGCGGTCAGCAAGACCCACATGAGGGCGTTTTGCTCCAAGGTCCGCCGAGGCCCGCGCAAGGTCAGCCGCGAGCCGATCGGCGCGGCCGCGACCATGTCGATAATGTCGCGCCGGTTGGCGTGGGTTATGGTGCGCTGTTCTCTCATTTGCCGGCTTCGCGCGCGTAGCCAGAGCTGCGTTGTGCGTTCATGCCGGCAACAGCCGTTCGGCTTGTTCGTGCAAGCGCATCAGCTCGTCGATCGCATCCGGGCCTTCGCGCTTGGCCATGTCCATCAACAGCGGATAGCCGCTATCGATCGAGGCCAGCGCTTGCGCCCGCGTCGCTTGACGCCCTTCCGCCCACCAATCGACGCGGGTCGGCGGCCCGAGCTTGAACAGATAGCCGGCGCCGGCCTTAAACGGCTTCGCCTCGGGCGTCTCGTAAAGGCAGATGCAACCCGGATTGCGGTCGATATGCTCGCCGGCGATGTATGTCTCCTCGGGCAAGTCCTTTTCGTTGCGGCGCATGCGGGGCTTGGTCAGGAACGGACAGGCCTTGGCGGCGAAGGTGGCGCAATCGCGATGGCTCGCCGGCTCGCTCGTCACCCGGTTGACGACGCACATCGGGCCGATCGCATAGACCTGGTGGACGCCGAGCTTGTCGCCGCAAATCCAACAGCGCGAATTGCGCCAGGCCACCGCGAGCTTGCCCGAGCCGATGACGCGAAAGTCGGGCTCGCCATTGATCCACTCGACGAACCAGGGAACGGGAAAGCCGCGATGATCCTTGGGCAAGCGCTTGATGCGCTCGGGCGGCTCGGGCAGCTCAACCATTGGACTCGACCTTGCCGACGGTCAGGACCGCATACCAGGGGTCACCATCGTCACCGACGTCGATGACTTGCGACCATTGGAATTTGTCTTTGACGATGCCGCCTTTGATCGCCGCCCAAAGCGCATGCTCAAGCTCGGCGATTGTCGCCTCCATGCTCGGAATCCGCTCCTCGCTCATCGGTCGCCTTTCTGATAAAAAAACCGCCGCCGGGTCGCATTGGGGGGGATTGGCCCCGGCGGCGGCTTCCCCGAGTACGCTTGTGGGCGGGGGAAGCTCTATGGCGCCGCCGATATTTCCGCCGCGATCGCTTGAAGATCGGCGGAAAGGTATTCGGCGGCGTCATCAATCGTTTCGCAAAGCTCAATGATCGCCGCGACAAACATCAACGCATCACTGGAAAAGTTTTCACGGTTGATGCGCCCGCGAGCTTCGGCTTGTTGCTCGTCGGTTCGCCAGCGAAACGCCGTTTCCATTAAGCCGCCTCCATAAGTTCATAGCGCTCGCGCAAGGCCGAAACCTTCTTGCTCAGCTCGGCGAGAAAGATCCCCGTTTCGCCCTCAAGCTCGCCCATGAGCAAAGGATCGCGCTCGACGCGCTTGACCCAGAACTGCATCGAAGGCGGCACGCGTGGGTCATAGGAAACGAAGTCGCACCAATGCCGGCCCGTGCAAGCCATCTGAAACTGCATCTGCTTGACGTACTTGTCGGGGATCGTCTCGGTCAGCAGCGTGTCGATGTGGGTCGCCGTGTTCGGCGCCTTGATTTCGACGAGGCCCAAATTCCCAACCAGGCCGTCGGGACTACAGCCGGCGGCGGCAATAAAAGGATGAGGGACAAAGCCGACCTGCTCGACCGTCGCGTCAAATAAAAATTCATAAGCGAAGCGCGCCGCCGGCTCCTGCTCTAGTCCCCAACGCATTGCCTCGTTTTGGTAGCCTTCGACCGGCTGGCCCGTCAGGCGTTCGACAATAAGCTCGGCCATGTAGTTCGCCCGGCTTGCGCCGTAGCCGGTCTTGGTGCGGGCGACGACGTCGGCGATGCGCGAAGCCGTGACTTTGCCAGAACGATCGAGGAGCCATTCCCGCGATCCTTGCGGCGCGTTCATTGCGGCCTCCGATGGACGGACCCGACGGGCAAGCGCGCCGCCAACCATTCGGGCGAGCCTTGGACGAGTTCGGCGTCGATGGTCATGCGCCCCAAACCGTCGGCAAGGTGACGGTCGGGTCCTGCCGTTTGTTTTTGGTGACGTGGAAATGGCTTCGGGTCACTTTACGGAAGTGGATTCCCTTCTTCGCTTGTTTGTGCTCCTCGCCGCGCTCATGCGCCTGGCGGTCGTGAACCTCCCTATACGGGTCAAAATGTGCAAATCGATTGTAGGGTTTCATGCGCGCTTCGCCTTCGAAAGCCGGCGCTTCTTTTCGTTGAGCAAGGTCGCGCCGCGCTTGAATTGCGACATGGTCATTTCGGCGATCGAAGCCGCGCCAATGTTGTCGAGGAATTTTGGCAAATCGCTTTCCGTGTCGCGGATAAGCGTCTCAAGATAGATAACATCGTCGAGGCCGATGATAGGATCATCGCCGCCCTGGCCATCGTCATCGCGCGATGCGCCGACCCCGACCGCCTCTTTCAGCGTATAGCGTTGAAGGTAAGTGACAGTCGAGCCAATCGCTTGATTCGGGTTCTTCTGGCCGCTCTTGTCCTCGACGCCTTCGAGACTGTTCTCCTCGCTGTAGCCGTCGGCGTGCGACAAGATGCACGTGACTTTGATCTTTGCCGCGTCTTGAACCGTCTTGAACCGATAGGTGAGCCCGTGCCTCGAGAGAATCGGGTCGACGACGGCCGATATGTCCGCAAATTCCTCGTATGAGTATTTGGTGCGGCCTTGCGCGTCCTTGTGCTCATAGTCGACGGTGCGCTTTTTGAGGATCGGGGCGAACTCGCCCTTGGCGTTGGCGAGCGCGGCATAGAAAGCGCGTCGGGCGTCGGCCAGCGACACGCGCTCGCGCAAGGTCATCAGCCGTTCGAATTTCTCAATGTCGACGTCTTTGTCGCGGGCGGCCGCCGCGATCATCGCGAGGATCGGATCGGGGGGCGCCCCGACGGGAGCTAAGGGGGTTTGGCCCCCGTCGGGACTAGGCGGAAGCGCCACGCTCACAGCGCTGTCCGACGTTGCAGATCGTTCGCGGTCGCTCATGACCGGCGAACTTGCGGAACTGTCAAGCAGGAGTCAAGCCGTCCACAGAGAAATAAAAATGTGTGGACGCTTAGCGGGCCGGATAGACCTTCGCCATGGCCTCGGCGGCCCTAGTAAATTCCGCAAGTCGCTCGCGGTTAAACCCGTCCCCGTCAAGGGCGATGGTCACCGATTTGGGCTTGTCGGGATGCTCTAGCAGTTGCGTGAGGCTTATCCCGAGGACCGAGCAAAGGCGCACCGCCATTTCGAGCGAAATCGCCCGACCGTTTGATTCAAAGCGCGAAATCACCGAAGGGAAAGTCCCGGCGCGTTCTGCGAGCACGTCTTGGGT